TTCTTTGTCCATATTTTGTTTTCTTTCCATCAACCCCTGCATCTAAGTATGAACCATAATCAGCAAACATAAACTCTAATTGAAATGAATTGCTAGATACTTTTAAGTTATCATCTACTGACTTTTCTAATTGTCCTGATGCAACTAAAGGATATGACTTTCCATTCCTTCTGATCCTTTTCTTTTTAAGATTCTTTCTTGCAGCAATAACTACATTCTTTCCAAAATCTTGCAATGCTTTCTTTGTCTTGTTAAAATCCATTAGCAAACATTTATATCATTTAATATTTGTACTGTAAAAGTAGTTGCCCATCCTGCTAAGATGTTTTCAAACCTATCAAAAAATGGTTCACATGTAGGATCTCCTACTAACTCATAGCCATCTTGTGATAATGCTCCTATTCTAAGTCTGCTAACTAATCTATTTGAAACAGCTAACTGAGTATTAAGGATGTCTTGAGTATTAGTATTACCAGTAAATATATCCTCATCATATTGATTGTTTGTATCAATCTGCTCCATTGTAAGAACTGTAAAATTAAACTGTAATGTCTTTTCTGAATTTGTTACTCCATCTATAATGATATGAGCTAAAGGAAATATAGTTTGTTTCTGCAAATCAATATCTGTAATATCCCCAAATGTACATGACTTGATACTTGGATTTGATAACAGCTCCTCTTTAATAGTTGTTAATACTAAGTAAAATCCTCTTATTCCTTTATCACTTGTTGCCATAACTTTTCTTTAACTTTTGACTTTCTAATATTGATTTCTCTGTAACATATTCTAAATACATCAGAATTTTATGTGCTGTTTGTTTAGAGATATATTCAAATTTTTCAATGTTTCCTTGAGCTGCTTGGTAAAAGCTGCTATACCAATTCCATTTTGCATTAAACCCTCCTTGACTTGTAAATGATCCTTCAGAACTCCCTTGTCCAAATAGTCCATCATAACTTGAGATAATTCTTTCCCTAAATTCAACAAAAAAAAAACAGCACCCAATGCAACTGATAGAGGCATTTCTTTTAGATGCTCATTTAATGTTCCATCATACTCATCTATGTTATATCTACCTCTTACATTTATATTAACTGGTCTATATAAAACTGACATAGCCTTGTCCATCTGATCCCAATCTTGTAGGTAGCTATCTAAATCTACAAACTCTCCAAATGTAATCTCATCTAGATTAGGAATAAACCCATATTGAACCTGGTCCAGAGTAAACATTTTAGTAAACTTACTATCCTCATCAAACATGTTGCTTAATGTTAGTGTTATTTCCTGGACATCCTTCCATCTCATCTTAGTAACATATTTAAGTTCTATATTACAGAAGATTTCTATCATTTTCTGTGCTATAAACATATCATCATTGTCTCCTTCTTGTATCTTTAGATATTTCTGATACTGTCCTAGAGTTATTTCAGATAAGTTCTCAGGCACTTTAACCTCTATTTCCATACCTATATAATACCTTAATTGATATTTTTTAAAAAGTTTTTATTAATAATATGCTCTATGTTATAATAATGTATTATATTAGCTGTATGAAAACAAAAACACAAACTTCAAAAAAGATGTTCCAATCTAAAGTAGATCCTGAAACATCTGACATATTTTTTAACTATGGTGCTGTTCAGACATCAGAACAATACAACTCACAAGTTCAACAATTAATCAAGGTTTTTGAAAATTCAAATTCAAAAAAAGTTGATGATAGTCCTAAACAATCTGATTACTTACTTTGTTTATACAATGATGCTATTAAGTTTTTAAGAATAGTAATTAGAGAAGATTTAACTCCAACTGACTTAGTTGAGGATTACTTACACAGACTATAATGACAAAGCAACCAACACTTTTAGAAATATTTTGGTTAGCTAAGACTTTACCTGAATTTAAAAAGAAACAATTAGCTGCTATGCTTATAGCTGACACTCTAAACTCAAACTCAATGTTTGATACTGCTGAGTTAATTAACAATGCAGGATTTAATAAAAAGAACTTTGAGGATATTCAAGAGGAATGTGATAACTTAGATAATCAAATAACAAACACACTTCAATAATGAAAGACTTACAAGAATTAGAAAAACACTTCAAACAACCACTTTGGTTAATTACAATATTACTTTGGATTTTGGCAATAGGATTAGTCATCCTAATGTCATTTGAAAGTTCAATGTGATTTTTTTTCATATCAATTAAGTTTGAGGATAGGTGCTAGATTAACTTTTAGCACCTTTTTTTATTTAATAGCATATCTTCCATAATTAGGATAGGATAGCTTATGCACTACAGAGTATCTTAAACTATCACAGAAGTGATTAAACTTATCTAGAGGCTTATTAGTAGGATTGTTATTTCTATCCTCTATATACTTATAATTTTCCAACTCTTTAATTCCATTTATACTATCCTTAGTGATATGTAATTTATATCTTCTTACTAAGTCAATACCATAGTTTATTTCATACTTCTTTTTGCCTTTTATATTCCATCCCATTCTATGAATCTCCTCTATTGATTTTGGTTCTGAACTGTCTGCATATATCTCATCTCTCCTATCTAATCCTAATATCTGAAACTCCCTTACTAAGTCTTGATTAGTTAAACCTTTCTCATATAACAACTCTTTAGTGTACATGTTATCACCATCTAAATAAGTAGCACATAGAGCTGATGGATCAGAGGCAAAGCCAAAGTCCAATCCATATGATATTAGTTTTGCATTATCTGGTATTTTGTCTATGATGTGGAACTTAAATACTAATGACCTACTCTGTCCTCTTAAACCTAATCCATATACTCTCCAGTAATCAGGATCAGTATCTTTTAATCTTAACAATTCATCTTTAAGTGTTTCTGATATGAATGGATTATCCATAAAAGTTGTAATGTATAAATTACAATCATCCCTCTCTAATACTTTATCATATATCCAATGGAACTGGTCATGAGGATTGTAGTCCAAAATAACACCATTTATTTTTCCATCTGTTCTAAATAGAAGTTGATTCCATGCCTCATAGTCAATCTCATTTGCTTCATTAATAAAAAGCATATCTCTTTTTCTACCTCTTACTCTACTCCCCATGTCCAGGCTAAAGAACTCTATTAGGTTTCCATTTAACCAATACTCATTAGATGTTTTATTGTGATAGACTTCTGAATACAGCTCATTGTTTCTTAGTATCTCTAAAAAGTCTCTTAGGACAGTTGCTTTTAAACTTGGCAAAGTCTTTCTACAAATAGATACTACCTTTCCAGTATTCTTATTGCAATAGCTAAATATAATCCACAGTAAAGCATTGTAAGTTTTACCAGCTCTACTTGATCCTTGAAGTGCTACTATTTTAGATTGATTAGATTCTAATAACTCAAATACAACATTAGTCTGTATCTGTTTCATTCTTTAGTATCTTAACCTCAAACATATTCTCTCCTACAGTATCAATCTCAGATCTCTCTATATAGCCTCTCTTTTTTCCTTTAGTCTTTAAGTAGAATAGAATCTCTGCAGTCTTACCATCTTTTATATTAGATAATAACTGGTGTTCTGCAAAGTCTAATAGACCTTCTCTTACTTCCTCAACCTTACCTGAGAACTCTTTGTCTTTCATCCAATCATAATATGTTTGTCTGCTAATCTGAGCAGCTTCACATGCCTTACTTACATTACCTAATTTAGATGCAAACACTTCTAAGAATTTGCCTTTATCCTTTGCCATTTCCTTTTTTGTTTATTTTTTGTCAAGTTTGTAAACTTTCCTCTTTCATATTTATAATAGCCTCCTCATACATTTCTTTAACAGTTGTTGATAACTTTAACAGATTCTGTTCTGATAAATACTTAAGTTTTGGCTTTATGAAATCAATTCTTTGAGCAGCAACATCTTCTTCTAAATCAATTACAACTGCATGATACCAATCATCTAAATTCTTATTGTAAGTTTTATAGACATCAAAAGATTTCAGGCTATGAATTACACTTGCATGAGTAATATTATATCCATGTTCAGAACACAAGTCTTGTATTTCTCTTAAGTTAAACCTATAGAATTTCTTTAGGATGCTATATAATAAAGACCTAACCTCTACTACTTCTCTCCTTCTAGTGTTTTGAAATATGTTTATTCCTGATAGTGTTTCTATTTCATCTATTAATCCTCTGATCCTACTTCTTGTTCTCATGTTTTTTCTCTAATTTAAATTGTAATGCAGCTAAGGCTCTCCAAGCTACTTTTGCTAAATGTAATACTCCATCATCATCTAGTTTATTAGCCTCTAGAAGATGTCTAGTTAAAGCATCTAGATGGTCAGTACTTTTACTCTTATCCCAATGTAATGGTTTACCTTTGTGATGTTGGTCATTTCCAATCTTACTCACTTTAGAAACTTCCATTAAAGCATCAGGAAAATAGTCTATAACTCCAGTCCAAACTGGATAATCTTTTCTACTCATAATTTTAATGTTTGTGTTATTATTTCTGTGCATAATTCCAAAGGCAAAATGCTCCTATGGTAGTTATCTTTTA